ACTAAAAAACATTTCTGCTATATTAGCAGGTACGAAAGCAAACTCATCAAGAAATATTATATTATATGTACCACCTCTTATTGCACTTGAAGATGTAGCAGCAGCTATAATAGTTGATTTATTTTCTAATTCTATATTACCTTTGTTCCAATTGATAACACCTTGTTGTATATACTTTGGTAAGTTTTCATAAGCAAGTTGTAGTCTTCCTAATATATCTCTAGCAGTAGAAGATTTATTAGCAAGTATTGCTATGTTTGAATTCGGATTAAATATTGCATAGTGTAATAAGTATGCAATTGTAGTTGTTGATTTACCTGACTGTCTAGGTAGTTTGCAAATAGTAAATCTTTCTTTATCTATTGTAGTTACAATCTTTTTTTGGAAGTTATATAGTCTAAAAGGTATAAGTCCTTCATCTAGGGAAACAATTTTCATATGTTGCTCCATAAAATATATTGGGTCTGCTTTACATTTTTGAAATTCTACAATTTGTTCTTTAGTAAATTCAACTGGTATATTTACTTTTTTAAGATTAGGATTTCCTAAATATGCGTCTGTTACACTCATAATACTATTTATCTTATTTTACTTTAAAAAACCGAACCAACCAGTTATGATATATTTTTCGTGTTCTTTCGTTATCTGACCGCTATGTGTATGCGTAAAGTCAGTAGGCCAAATTAAAGTTAGTCCTTTTTTAGCTGGTGTTGTTAATTTTTGATATTTAAAATGTGTACCACCTTCAGGCACATCATTTAAATAAGTCATAAAAACTAAATTACGATTTTCGTGGATACTTCCTCTTTCAAAATGAGGAGCAAAATAACCTCCTGCTGGTGGATAATATTGTATATTAACTCCTTCAACTAAACCCCAAGGTTTAAAATGAGCAAGTTCAGGATATTTCTCTTCATATAAAGAACAACACTCTTTTAATGCTTGTTTATATGCCCAATATCTTGGTTCTTTCCAATGTGGATCAACTCCAATATCTATTGAATCTTTATGTTTCTTATTAACACTAAAAGGTCCACCTATAACTCCTGGTCTTTGTTCTTGTGGATTTTCTTTGAATATATCTACGATACCATCACAAATTTTTTCATCCATATACCAACCACCGATAAAACTTTCTAATGGAAATTTATGTTCTTTCATTTATTATCACTCCTTCAATATGTGTATAACCTAATTTGATAGCTGCCTGCACTCGCTGACTGCCTCTCCACACACTATATTCTTTTTCTATATAGGGTATGCCCATTACACCGTATCTAGGTACTTCTGATACTATATGCTCTTTTACTTCTATTGGATAATTTAATGACTCACCATCTAATAATTCTTTTAGTGGCGTCATTGACTTAATATATTTTAAGTCTTTTATTGCGATAGGTCTTTTATTCTTTACTTTCTGATTTGCCGTCAATAGTTTCATTTTCAATTCTCTTTTCTTTTTTAGTTTCCATACTTTGTTTATTCAACATCTTTTGTAATTCTGCTGTTGAACCTACAAATAAAGCATTTTTAATATTAGCATTTGTTTTACCAGGTAGTTCTTTTAAATCTTTTAATTTCTTTTGTAGGTCTTGTAATTTATCAACAGACGTAGCAACTTGTCCTATTAGTTGACCAACAACTTCATATGCTCTAGGGTGTTGACCTTCTTTTGCAATATCTAAAATACCTTGTATTGCTTCTTGACCTTTTTCTATAAGATTATAATAATTTTCTCTACTATAATCATAATCAGTATTAATATCTTTATCTATTTTTATTGCAACTTCACCATTTTTTCTTTGTACTGGTGCTTTAAATTCTTTAGGTGGTTCTAAAGGTGTTTCTTCAATTTTATTTTTACCTTCTAAACCTAATATCTCATTAACACTTTCTTCCAATTTGCTCATTACTCATCATCTCCAGTTGTTGGATTATATTTCTTTGTATCATCAAAGAAACTAATCTTTGTTGTAAATCCAAAATCATCATCTGCGTCTGCACTTTCAGGATTTGGTATTACTATAATTCTTTCTTCTCTTGATAAAGGAGCATCCGTAGATGTTCCTAAATCTGCTTGAGTCTTTCTAATAACTTTACTTTGTGCCATAGGTCCATATAAGTAAGTTTTAGCAGTAAACGATAAAGTATATATAACAGCTCTTCGCTTATTAAAATCACCATCATATGAATCTTCATATTGTACATCATCTAAAACAATAGGTACGTCCCTTTTAATGTTTAATTCTGGTATTGCATTAATAGTAACTGTAAGGTCTGGTTGAAAATAAGGTAATATTTGTTCAATTATCTGTAGTCCATTTTCTGCTGTAGCAGTAAAAGAATATAAATTAAAACTTATATCATAAGGTACTGGTGAATAATTAAAATTATGTACAGTAGAATCAGTACCTCTAACTCTAACTGTCTTCTGCATTTTATTTAATTTTCTAGTAGCGTCATACTTTAAACCTTTTAATTCAAATCCCATTCTAGGTAAAACAATTGCAAAGGTTCTACCCTTATCTAAATTTGCTTGTTGTTCTAATCTTTGTATAAACTTTTCTTTAGGTGCATATGCCAAAGGCACACGCATTCTTTTAGTAACAGCGCCTGTGCTTGATTTCGTCTGTACTACAATGTTATTAAAAATTTGACCGAAAGCAATAGTTAGTCTTCTTAAACTTTGATTATAAAAGTGTGTTCCAAACATTATTCATCTATCTCCCCAAACGGATTTCTTTCAGTAAAGTCTAGTATATCATCCGCTGTTGATACTGTATCATAACCTGCTTCTTTATTCAAGTCTAAATTATCTGCATATGGAGATTGTGTCTGTATATTTGATTCTGTAAAATCTTCTTTCATTAAAAATGCAGGTTGACCTGTTGAATGGTCAAAATAATCTTCTAACGTTAATGAACCTGCACCTGTCATAACTTCTTTCCTAATTGATAGAAAGGTTCCTGGTCTTCTACAAATAAAATTTCAAAGAAAGAACTCATTAAAGGAACATAAATTACATCACCTTCATTTGGTCTTCCTACAGCAATTAAGTTTGCTTTATTTGCAACTAAATTTTCAAAAGCTCTTTTTGCAACAACAAGTGTTGTGTCATCTCTAATTTCTAATCCGAATTTACTTATGATTTCTTGCTCACCTGCAAAACCTGTATTGTTTTCAAAATACATTTCTATTGAAAATGAATCATCAAACTTACTAGTTACATCTTCTCCTAGTATTAAATCTTTATTGACTAATGTTCGTGGTAAGTAAAAGACATCCTGACCGTAAATTTTAAGACCTTCAACAATTAAATCTTCGTGTAGTCTTTTTTCGGCAGCATTGCCTATGCCTCGTCCACCTTGAAAGTAATGATTAACTGGCATAGCATTATCCTATCATAAAGGTTGGGTTCAATTCGTATTGTGACCTGATTCTTTGTTCCAAATTTTCTATATCTGTTAATGCTTGTGAGTAAATTGTTTCTCCATTTAATGTAACTCCACCAACCATTGCAACACCATTAAATTTACTTAAATTAGCACCCCATTGTTTTTTAAATAACGCAACAACATATTTCTTTAAAAATAAATCATCATAAACATCTGTAAATTGTTCTGGATCTAATTTTCTAAAACACTCTATAACAAGAAATTCATCTACTTGTAAATCATTTTTCCAATCCATATCTATATACAATCTATTATCGTGTTGATTAAATCTCATTGGTTTTTCACCAACTAATACGTGGTCTAAAAAGTCTAAATGTCTTAATACAACATCATAGTTAATAACAGAAGTTGAAGAAAAATCATATAGGTCATTTAATCTTAATTGATATCTAACATCAAATAAATTTAAATTACCTTTATTTGAAAATGGAAATATATTAACTACTGATATAACTGATTCAGGAACTATGATATAGTCATTACCTTCTATCCATTGTGATGATACAGAAGTTGAATCACCATAAGTTTTAGTAGCAGTTTCAGTTATACCTGTACCTGTAATTCTATCTTTGTCTGCTTGAGTATATTTGTATTTTAAGTAAGTTCTCTTAACACCTTCATAGTGATATTGAGCAAAATATTGTAGTGCTTCGTCCAGTCTATCTTCCATCTGGTCGTCATCTACGTTAATTTCTATTACTGGTTTACCTAATGCTCTTAAAGCGTACTGTTTTAGCTGTTCTCTGGTTGCTGGTTTTGCCATACTGGTTCCTTTATTGTATATTTATAATAACAATTATATCTTCGGAAACAAATTATCAGTACAGAATAGTCTTATATCATCTTCAGGCAATCCAAGAGTCTTCATTACTCTAGGGGTGTGGGGATTTTGTTGTTGGTGTTCACAATAAAAATTTTGTGCTCTTATTACATCTTCTTCCTTTGAATCGCTATTATAATGACCAATTTTGTCAAGATAATTTTCTAAATTAGATGTAGCAAGAGTACAAATTTGTTCTAATTCTCTTTCTTCTGTTATATTACCAGCGGCAATCATACCAGGACTAAAGATAGCCTTTGCCCAATCTGGCAATTCTCTTTCTTTAGATGGTTTATACCATTTTGTTTCTTCTATAAAGTATTTTGTTAAGGGATGGTCTTTTAATAATAGTGGACTAAAATCGTGAAAACAACCTGTTACTTTTTTCTTACCTGCGATAACATCAAATCCATAAATTGGACCACCATTTGTTAAATTTGGAAATAAACATATATGTGCCATCCAAAGACCTTTTGTTTCTCTGGCGTCCACTACATCTACGTGAGCACGTCTTACACTCATATTAGACCAAGTACGGTTAACCCAAGTATCATTGTTAAATCTATCCATACCGTCTTCGTTGTATTCTTTACAACGTCTATCAAGTATAGCGATTATATCTTTTTCAAGTTTGATTAATCTTTCCCAAACCATTAATCTTTACCTTCAATACTAGTACCTTTGAAAGGATCATTTTCTGTATCTTTATTATCTTCATCAAATACTTCGTTGGTTAATATTAAAGGTTTTGAATAATCCATATCGTTCATTTCTTTAAACAATGCTGTAGCACTTGCAAAACAAAATTTGCACTCATTTAAAATATTAAGTTGATAAACATTTAAATAGCTGTTTATCATTTCTCTTACTATTCGTTTATAATCTTTTATTTCTTTATGTTTAAATTTGTAATAACGATTAGGTCCTGGTGTTTTTCTCATTATCATTTGACCACCAGATACATCTCCTAAATGTCTAACATAGATATGAGCGTATAATTTTTCTGCGTCTTCTTTGATTGATTCAATGTGAGCAACATAATCTTTTGTACTTTGAGTTATAGTTGGTTTGCCTTCACCTGTCCATAATGCTTTATAATCATAATGTATATGTTCTCCTCTAGGTAGGTTTGGAGTAGTTCTAAATAAAGAATTTTCCATACCGTACTTTTCTAGTACAGAATAACATTGTAATTGATTGTAAAGATAGGTTGCGTAAAGATTAGGTTCAATAGAACCTGACATAAGAGTTTTGACAAACTCTTGTCTTTCTGCGTTTTGGTGAATGTCTGCTGTTAGTTCTTTGATATCATACATAATATAATACTTATCATAATATTACCAGGGCATATTAGAAGATATTACTATCTTCTGGAAAATTAATTAAACTTCTAAACCGTCTTCTTTACGTTGTTTCGCTTCAACTACTTGCGCTTTAATTATATCTTGTTCTTTAACTAAATTAGCAGCTGCTTCATCTTCGTTGTCTTTTAATGCTTGAGCTACAGCACCTGCGTCATCTTTTCCTTCAGCGTAGACTACTACTGCTGAACCGTTCCAAGATAATCTCCAAGATTCAACACCATCAGGAACATCATCTCTTTTGATTGCTCTTCCTGCTGATACTGCTTCATCGCCAGCATCTGCCTTATCTGTACAAGGCGATCCGTCGTGTAGGTTAAAGTAATATGTTGCCATTTTTTTAATTCTCCTTAATTATATATTATGAACCGTACTTACCACCGTAAGTAGAGTCGTTGTTTCCATAATTTCCCCACCAGTCAATTTGCATTAACAATGGATAGTTAGTTGAGTGGAAACCTCCGTGTAGCCAAGTTCTTGAATAACTTAAACCGATATTTCCAGTTTTGTTAGTTATGTCTGATCCAACAAGGTTGTTGTTGTTCGGACAAATAGTATCTCCAGAATCTCCACCTTGATATACTCTAGTAGTTGTAGTTTCATCTGAATCAGTTGGATCAAAACAGAATGCATACGTTCTATGTGAAGTACCGTCGCAGTTATCTGACCAACCTCCGTGGAAACCTGTACGTCCCCAAGAGAACCAAGGGTTACTTCTTGATGATTTAGTTTGGTTAACACTTATGAATTTTTTAGGATTCTCTAAATTCATACAGAATCCGTTGATACCAGGACCATAGTGGTAATATGGTGAATAAATCATTCCCCAAGTACCGTCCCAAGTAGTATTAAATTTAGTGTAGTATTGGTGACCAGTCCAAGCGCCGTAAGACGTTGTTGTTGATCCTTGGAATGTTTGCCAAGTTTCCCATTGTCTACTTGCACCTGTTATAGCAACACCTGTTCCTTTTACTGAACAATCAAATACACCGTATCTCTTACTGTTTGAATTCTTTTGACCGAATCCAACGAAATCGTTATTACCAACAACTACGCACCAATCTTTATTATTGTGTGTAGTCCAAGTGTCAGTAAAGTATTCTGTTGAAGATAAATTGTCAAAGTATTCTTTAATTCTATCTATTTTATTTAAACACTTCGTTCCTTTGAAGATGTGAATAGTTTTTGAAGTATTTCCACCTTCGTCACCAGAGTGAATCATTACTAGTGTTTTGTTTTTCTCATTGTATCCAGTACCAGTTGCGTATGTTTGGTCTGTATTTAATAAGTGAGAAGAATAGTTATAGTAATCTACGTTAGGACAAGCGTGGTTACCAGGATACTGTTCTCTCATTGTAAATCTTCTGTTTAAGAACATACGTCTAGGTCTAATACCTTCAGGAAGAACCATATTTAATTTACACCATCCGTTTTGATATTCAAAACTTGAAGTATATTCGTGTAATGAATGCCAAGATACCATTCCATCTCTTGAAGATGTATAAAATTGTGCGTGTGGATATTGGTCACATTGGTATAATGATTTATTCCAATATGTCCAAGATGAATAACCTTGTGATGTTAAATCGTGGTGAGAAACGTGAGTTCCGTGGTCATTGTGTGAATATGAAAACGAAGCGTCACCAGTAATACCAAATCTGTAGTTAGTAGTTGAGTTAGATATTGCACCCCAAGGTGAACCAGTTTCTTTGAAACCAGAATCGAAAACTCTATATGTCATATGTGTATTTTGGTCGGAGTTATCTCCCCAAAATCCGAATAATGGCAAAGCTTCTTTTCTGTGGTCAATTGCCCCAGCTGCTGATCCGCCACCTAAAAGTGTTGAATAATTACTCATTAAATGTTCTCCCTTAAATCTTTTATTAAACTATTTATATTGTTTATATCTTTCATTTTAAAATTAAGTTAACAACCATCCAATAAATGAACTAGTCACGTCTGGAATTGTTTTAAATGTTAATCTGAAATTAGCGTAATTAGCGTCTACTGTTAAATCTGTAGCACTTCCCGCTATGTTATTTCCGTTTCTCATAACTTTCAAGTTTTTACTTGCGAATTTACCCATAGCGTCTGAAACCATAACATAATCGTTATCTTGTGGAGTAGCAGGTAAAGTCATTTCAAAAGCACCGCCGTCTGTATTGCATATATATGCACCGCCAGATACAGCATTAAAGTTAGCTGTTTTAGTTTCCCAGTTAATTCCTGTTGCGTTTGCCCATTGTGGGTCAACGCCTGCACCTTTTGTTTGTAAAACATTACCAGTTGTTCCTGCAGGTAATCTTTCTACAGCACTAGCACCTCGGAAAAGCATATCTCCGTGTGTAGTTAATTGGGTTACATCATCACCTTTTTTAGCGATTTTGGACCAATAGGTTGCGTTTGATGTTGCGTTACCAGTTGAAGCTAAAATATTGATAAAACTCTCTCCACCGAAAGTTACAATGTCATCTACTACATAAGCAGTAGCAGCGTTGTAAGCGCCTTGGAATACTGGTTTAATTCTGCCTAAATTTATTGTTGCCATAATTCTCTTGTTCCTTATTTATATTTATAATAGTTTATTCCTCAATTTATTAAAATTCTAAAATATTTATACTACAATCCTACCGTTAAGTTACCGTTAACTATAGTCCATTCTAATCCAGACTTCCATAGAACACTATCCTCAAATATATCTTCTTGATGTTTAGTTTTAAATCTAGTATCTATGTTATCTACGCCATTAGTATATGTAATTTGTAAGTTACCTTTCCATTCAGGAGTGAAAATATCTCCACCTGTGTTGCTATGTTTACCATTATAGTAATATAATTTATCAACAGCACTTCCTGCTTCTGTACTTACTGCTTTAGCTGGAACAACTATTTGTACGTATGCACCGCCACTTCCAGGAGTTCCAGAAGTAGTTACATTTGTTGAATATTCAGTTCCACCACTCCAAGTTCCATCAGAAGTAGTTGAAAATTTAAATTCGTGTCCAGTATTACTTGCGTCTGATACATCAAATTTGTAAGTATTACCTTCATAAAATTTCATAGTATTTCTATCTCTTGGATTATATTCGTCAATAGGTAATTCATCATCTCCACCATCAACAATATATTTACCAGCATCCCCAATAATATACATTTTTGTTCCAGTAGTATTAAATTCTAATCCTCTTGGATTTAATATTGGAGCGCCAGGTGTATTAGTTATAGTAAAAGAAAAAGTATCAGTAAGTGCTTGTGTAGTTGAAATATCAAAACCTGTTACTAATGGATATTCCATAACATCTTTTCCAACACTACCACAAATAAAAATTTTAGTTCCAAGAGTATTGAAACCAAATCCTATTGGTGAAGTATCTTCAGTAGCGAAAGAAAATGCATCCACAAAAGTTGCTGTAGAAATATCATACGCTGTACTTAACCCATATTCTCCAACATCATTTCCTTCATCACCTAAAATAAACATTAATGTTCCGTCTGCATTAAATCTCATTGAACGTGGACTTGTATCTGTAGCAGCTAATTCAAATAAATCTGTATAAGTTGCTGTTTCAACTTGCCAAGCAGTACTTAATGCATATTCATAAACATTGGCAGTACTAGCAGCGTCTGAAGCAGACCCTACTACATACATTTTAGTTCCATCATCATTAAAATTTAATCCTTGTGGGTCTGTTTCTTGATTACTAACATCAAAATGTGTTCTCCAAATTGCTGTAGTAACATCAAATGCTGTTGAGCAATCATATTCATCAATATGTTTATCATTATTTCCAACAGTATACATTTTAGCTCCACTATTACCAAATCTAATTTCTCTTGGATTTGTATCTTCAGAATTTATAGAAACACTTCCTGAATAAACTGCTGTATTAGAATCAAATGCTGTACCTAAATTAAATTCATATACACTTTGATTACCAGAAAGTATTTTAATCTCTCTATTAATAGTTTGTCCAGTTCCAACTCTATGAAATCCATAGAATTCATCTTTTTGTTTTGTTGTTATACTAAATTGTGAAAGTTTTGACATAAGTTACCTATATTTATTTATTACGCTACCTCAACTAATTTCCAACCGTTGGCACCACCAGTATAAACTAAAGTGAATCCTGCGTGATTAACTTCGGCAGTCATATCTTCTGCAATATTCATAATGTCATTACCGTTTCTACCAATTGTTAATGGGTTATTTTGGAACGTTCCATTTACATCTAATACTGTAACTGAATCTCCTGTTAATGGAGAACCAGGTAAATTAATTGTATGTGCAAATGCACTTGTATTTACTAAAAATCTTTGTCCACTTGAAGCAGTTGTTGTTGTTGAACCGTCACCTGAAACAGCAGTCCAAGGAGTTCCACCTCCAAGACCTGTCCAAGAAGCACCGTTATAACCTTCCCAAGCAATTAAAGATGTATTATATCTTATTGCACCTGCATATGGAGTTACTGGTCTTTGTGCTGATGTTCCTGTTGGAGGAACCCACATTCCAGTTCCAGCTTTATCTCTTGTCATATATCCTAATATAGCGTTTTCTGTTGGTACGGCAGTATTAGAATTTCCACCTAAAGTTTGGTCTGTACTAAATTCGTTTACAGCGGCACCTAATTCTGCACCGATAGAACCAAGTTTTAATTCACTTAATCCTGAAAGGTTAAAGGCGTCTGCGTTTAATGTTGCAGTACCAGTAGCTTGTTCAATTTTGAATAAATCACCAACTCTAAAGTCACCAGTTTGGTCAGTTGATACCCAATAAACTCTTCCGCCGTTTTCTTCTGTAACTTCATCAGCTTGGTCGGCAGGTTGTGTAGGAGTTGCTGGATAGTTAGTTGTATCAAAACCACCTGTACCAATATTTAAGAAGTCGTGACCTGTCATTCTTATGTTTGAATATTTTTCTGTTATATTAGTTGAAACTCCAGCATTTTGTGCTTTACTTAAACCAATATCTTCTGTTAATCTGATTACAGCAGTTCCGCCAGTTGTATCTTCTTCTGATACTAAACCAACTCTATAGTATTTTGCAACGTGGTCAAATTTAATATTAGCAGCTAATTTAATTATGTTTGCTGTTGTTAATGCTGTTGTACCTGATTTAACTGCTAGTAAAGGTCCTCTTTGACCTGCTTGAGCGCCTGTACTATCTCCAAATGTAGCAGATAAATCAACTGTAAATGCTGATGTATCTTCTTTTGTAATTGTAATTGTTTCACCTTGTATGAAATTACCTGTAATAGTTTCTATGTTTAAGTAATTTAATGCTACGTTATGTCTGAAAAGTGTTGCAGTCGCACCTGAAGTACCACCTGTTATTGTAGCAGCACCTTGACCTTGTATTGCAATTGAATCTTCTATATCGGATGCTGTTGCTGTACCACCAAATGCTAATGGGTTATACATCAACATCAAACCTCTAGTTTGAACATTTACTGGAACCTCATCTTCTTCTGTACCAGAAGCAACACACGCTTTTTCTCCATAAGAGTGAGAACAGTTTAAGGCACGAATAAATCCGCCTGATTCAGCGTAAATAGCTTTTTCACAATAGTATATGAATACTGATACTGCTTCAACACGTCCTTTTCCTAGGATGTGAATACCAATACCATCATCATTGATTTGTGTAAAGTCATTACCTAACATTGATTTATAACTTCTTGGATAAGTATTTTTGTGAAGATTACCGTCCACTTGCATTCCGCAAGCACCTGCATTAACAGATGTACAGTTTTGCATATATGGTGATTTAATTAAAATATTACCATTAGGGTCTAAAGACATAACTGCTTGTTGTATTGGACCACTTGGATATATTTTTTCGCCTAAATCGCAAGTAAATTTCATTTTTCCAACAGTTGCATAATCACCAGTAAGTAAACCGTGAGGTGTAGTTGTATCAACTGTTAAAACACCAGTAGCATAAGCATAATCAATAGCCGCTATTGAATATTGTTCGTAATTTTCTGGATAAGTTTTCACTCCCATATTACAAGAATATCTTAAACCTTTTACTTGAACAACATCACTTACTGATAATCCGTGAGCACCTGAAGTTGTTATTGTAATAACTCCAGTACCGTGAACAAAAGGAGCATTTGTAACTGTTAATTCTGATAAATCTGATTTTCTAATTGTACCACCATCCAAGTAAGTATGACTTACAGCGGAAGTATCTAAACTAATTGTAAATGAAGTAGAATCTGGAACAGTACCAACTGTAAATTTTTTCATATCAGAAGTTACACTTCCACCACTAATATAATTGTGAACATACGCTGATGTTCCTAAATCAAACTGTAATGAAGTTGTTGAACCTACTGTTACTGGATATAAACCTCCAGAACGTTTTTGTCCATTAAGACCTGTAAAGGTCATATTTCTTATATTATTCTTATCATTTAATAAGAAGAAGTTACAAGCATTGTTGTTTTCTAAAGAAGCAACTGTTAGTGTTAGGTTACCACCTGAACCACCAATTTGGTCTTGTCCGATTGTGATTACATCACCAACGTGATATCCTGAACCACCGTGATATGTTACAATTTGCGTTGCAACGCCACCAGCTATCGTTATACTCCATACTGAACCATTTCCAACTTTTGGATAAACTTTTTCACCATCTTTACAATGGTATTTTAAACCTGCTACTTTAATAACATCACCTGCACTTAAACTATGTGCTGATGAAGTTGTTATTGTAATAATTCCTGTGCCATTATTATAAACAGCGTTAGTTACATCTAAAGAAGTATAGTCGGCTCTTGTAACTGTTCCACCATCAACATATGTGTGAGCTCTAGCGTCTGTTCCAACTTCAATTGTAATAGTAGTTGCGTTAGCAGCAGTTTTAACTGAATAAGATTTTTCTGTTTTTTGTGGATGTAAATATTTGTATATTCCATTTACAGCACCAGTTACGTTACCAGTTAATTTTATTGTTTTAATTTGAGTACCAGTTCCAGCTGCTGGACTTACTATTGTATTTCTTAAAGATTCACCAACAACAGAAACATTTTCTTTTACTACCATTGGTAATTGTTCTTTGAAAGTACCGTTTTTAAGTCTGATTATATCTCCTGCAACACTCTTAACATCAAAATTTAAGGCAACTGCACCACCGATATCTGCACCATCAATTCTAATTTTATCACCTACGTTATGGTAAGCACCGCCATTAATAATTTCTATTTTTAATCCACCGCCAGTTGTATCAACTCTATAAAGAGAAGGACTTCCTGTTTCTGGATAAACTTTTCCAATTGTAGTTTCACCTTGTTTGCAAGTATAATTTAAACCCCATACTCTAATTTTATTACCTACTGATAATCCGTGTGTTGGAGTTGTAATTGTTACAATTCCTGTACTATGATTAAAAGAACTAGATGATATTGCTAATGTAGTATCGTCTGCTTTTCTAACTGTACCACCACTAACATAAGTGTGTGCGTATGCTGAAGTAGTTAATTGAATTTCAATTTGTGTTGTACTTGGTGTTGCTGTAACTGTTAATTCTTTTGAAGCATAACCTTGAACTTCATTATAAACACTTTGTGTTCCACCTGTACCACCAGTTACATTTTGATATTCTCTAATTGAATTTGATTTTGCGTGTTTACAAGCATATGCTAATGTTTTGTAAGGTAATGATTCTGTTCCTGGACCTCCGTCTGTTCCTTTTGGAGCAACCCATAAAACGTTTTTACCTGAAATTCCACTCCATAAAATATCATCTCCATCGTTAGTTAATACACCGCCTGGAAGACCTAATGGTAATCTTGCAACACCACCAGCATCCTGAACAATCATATCGCCGATTGATGTCATTACAGCGGCAGTATCTCCTTGAGCAATTGCTTGCCAAGTAGTTGAATCTGAACCTGGTTCTACGTTTAGAACTTGGTCTTTTAAATTAACATAAGAGTTTGAAGCAAATCTTACTGTATCGCCAATAGTGTATGTTGTAACAGCACTATAGTTACCTTGCCATTTAAATCCTTCTACAACACCTTTCCAATAAGTTGAATTAACTGTACCGTTTGCGTTTGAAGGTCTTTGATTTTGTGCGTCTAATATACAGACGTAAGAATTTCCACCATACTGAACTGTATCTCCAGTTTTGTATAGTGTTCCGTGGACATAAAGTCCAGTCGCATTGAAACCTGTAGTTACTACATCCCAATAAGAATTATCAGCAGGAGTTTGTCCTGTAGATTCTTCTGCATTAATATAAACATAAGAATACCCACCATAAGTTACTACATCTCCTTTTGAATAAAGAGTTGAAGCATTATAGGAATCTTCAAATTGTAAACCTTCTGAATAAACAGAAAAGTTTGCTTGAGCAAAATCTGATAAATTAGCACCTGAAGTGTGAGCAGTTGTACATCTATATTGGTATGAACCATATTTTACAACGTCATCTAATTTGTAAAATGTTGAAACTGTGAAGTCGCCTTTAAATGCTAAACCTTCACTAAATAAAGTAAATTTTGTTAAGTCTATATTTGGATCGCCACCAGCCGCTGAAGTATATTCAGTTGTAACTCTATATTGTCTTCCACCATATTTAACTATATCATTTAATCTGTATTGAGTTGAAGAAGCGTAATCACCTCTAAAAGTAATACTGTCTACAAATTGTTCAAATTTTGAAGAGTCTAAAACTAAACTTGCTGATGTATGAGCTGTTGTACAACGGTACTGTTTACCACCATAAGTAACTAGGTCGTTTAATTTGTACCAAGTTGCGTTGGCATAAGCACCTTTGAAATAAATTGATTCGCCGTGTACTTGCCAATATTCTGTAAATGTTCCAGGACTTGTATAAAAATCTGTTTCACTTGCTGGTGATACGTGGTTTTTAATACACACATAAGTATTACCACCATATTTTGCTATATCATCAAGTACATAAGAAGTACTTGCCGCCCAATCACCTCTCCATTTAAATTTTATTCGTCCTAGTTTGAAATCTGCCATTTTCTCTCTTTTTCCCTAATATTTATACATTTTAAACAGCACTTTGGTATGTTGTTGTAGCTACACTTGCCGTTGTGCTTTCAAAAGTATCAAAGTCATCACTTGCTTCTGCTGACCTTGTAACTCCTTTTTTACTTCTTTTAACTAACTCTCCGTCTGTACTATTTATAAGAAAACTAGTTGTAGTATCGTCTGAAAAAACAATTTGTTGGTACTTATCACTATCATTATTAAAATATCTTCTGTCTATTATACCTACCACAATACTAGCACTAGCACTAGGAATTAGTACGAAATTTAACGTACTTCCTGATAGTGTATAATTAGTATATCCTGCCTGTCTAACTCCATCTAAAAATACTGCTAATCTTGTTTCATTTAGTACTGGAGAACTTAAAGTAAATGCCTTTGTTGAACCATCGCCTGTGAAATATTGAACATCAATCATTTCTAATCTTTCTTCAACGTAATCTGTTTGGTCTCTTCCAACAGCATCTGATTTACCATCTTCATAGTAGTTTGATACTTGAATTGCGTCATTGCTAGAGTTAGGATTTACATTAGTTAGGTATAACATACCTTCTTTTGTACGTCTTAACCCATTGAATTGTTTTAAATATTTTATTCCAGTATTACCTGGTACTGTATATGACATTAGTTTTCTCTATTTGTAATATTTATTTTTCTCATTTTTTCTATTCTGTCATTGCCAAAATACTTGCAAACGCTTCCACATCAACAGAAGTTGAATCAGGAGAAGGTTCAGCAGTTACTCTTAATATATCATTGTTTTCTAAATTTATTGGTTTATCAATTGTCAATGTATTACCTACAGGTATTTCTAAATTTTTAGCTACAAATCTAAATGTAGTTGGATTAGTATTTGTATTTTTCGCACCATCTACGGTTACTTTTATATTAACTCTTGCTATACTATACTCACTTCTATTTGAAATAAACAATGCGTGAATTACCGCTTTTTCAGTATTAGACGCTTGATACATATTGCCAGATGAATCGTCTATTACTGGAACTGTTATTCCTGAATTCTTAAATATACTTGCCATAATTTATCCTACGAACCAAATACTACAGAATATGCTAATGCGTCATCTTGCGTACCAAGAGTACCTGAAGCATTAGGTAATTTTAATGCATTGTCTGCTGTTGGTTCATCTATTGTTAAAGTAGTTTCAAAAGCGTCTTCTAAATTTCCTTCAAAAATAAAATTTGCACCGTTCATAGTAATTGTTCTATCTGTAATAGCGCCGTTAGCAGTTACGTCTTGCAAAGTAATTGATCCTGCACCACCTAACTCTTTAATTTGTCCAATAGATGTTTTTGTATAAAATTTACCATCTTGAATGTTCATAGCCAACTCACCGATATCCATACTACCTGCTGATGGAATACGAGTTGCTACTTCTGAACGATATGGTTTGATTTTTGTTTTATGTGCCATTATTTTCTTTTTAATTTAGCTCTAAATTTAATTTTGTTTATTAATTTTGATTTTGATAATCTTCTATCTAATTCAATTCCCATTCTTCTACCAATAGACTCTAATTGTTTTTTAGTTTTATTTTTTAATTCTTTTAATGATATAACTTCTTTTTTCGGTTTAACTGGGTCGTAAGAACTAACTGTTTTATTAATTAATCTTTTGATCCAACCAAACATTAGAAAGTTCCTCCGTCAACAGTAGTAACTTCAACTTCACCAGAGGTAACTGTAAAGTTATCAGCAGTAAAAGAAGCAACACCAATGTTTGATGTACTTGCTAATTCACCGACAATTTGTAATTGATTGCCAGTTGCAATTGTATTAATTCCTTCACCTGCTAAAAATTCTAAAGTTCCACCAACTCTAACTTGTCCTTGTGTTGATGTTTCATCTTTAAAATATAAAGGTTCAAGAAGTTTATCACTTGCAATTGAACCTGCTAACATAGCACTTGTAATTCCTAATGCTTTAACTCTTAATTGGTCTCCACTAACTTCAACTGAACTGTTGTCAGGATTTGTGTCTATTGTATTACCGTCTTTAGTCAAACCTGCACCTGCAGTAATTTGACCTGCACCAGAAAATTGTGCTACATCTAAATCAGTTGTTCCAAATGTTGGAGCACCTGTGTGTGTAAATACATAACCGTTATTTGCATTTAAACTTCCTTCTTCAACGAATACGAAAGCACCACCACTTAATTCAGATGGTTGGTCTTCTGGAGTTGCTCTTGTTAATACAAAAGGAGTTCCACCTGCACCAACAGTTGTAACTGTGTAAATACCGTTTTGTGAAGCGTCTGTTTGATTTTTAACTAAAATTCTATCTGCAACACTTGGTGTTGATCCATCAAGTGATAATGCACCGTTAGAACTTGCTGTTAAAGTTGCACCGACACCAGCAGTTCCATTTGAATAAGTTGCTGCTAAATTAACAGTTGTACCTAATCTACAAGAAGGTTTAGTATCTAAACCTTGAGCAACTTGGTCAACGTATGCTTTGTTTGCAACTGATTGATTTTGAAATCCTGCTCTATCTTCATAACCACTTGGTAAGATAACTGTACCTGTTCCGTGTGGTGTTAAATTAATATTTTTATTTGCCGCTGTTGTTGTAACTGATTGACCGTCAATTGTAATGTCATCAATAACTAAAGAAGTTAATCCTGCAATATCAGTTTCAGTTGCACCTAAAGTTAATACTGAACTACCTATTGTTGTTTGAGGATTTGCTATATTAGCATTTGATATTCCTGCACTACCTGATAAGTTTGAATCTGTTAATGTGTTTGCTTGAATTTCTACATTGTTATCGGTAACAACTGTATCCATACCTGCGCCACCAGCGAAAGTTAATGTTTCAGCTGTATTGTATTGGTCTGTTCCTGTATCACCTGCTAAATCTATAAATTGATTAACAGTTGCGAAATCTAAATTTCCACCACCGTCTGTTTTTAAAAACTGACCAGCAGAACCATCTCCGTCTGGTAATGTAAATGTTGTTGTTGTAGTTACTTGATTAGGTGCTTTAAGACCAATAAATGATGAACCGTTATTTGTTGCTTCATTAAATTTTACTTGTCCACCTGCACTTGCATTATTACCTACAATGAATTCGTCTACTGCTTTATTTGTATCTACTAGTACAGCACCACTTGCTGTTAATGTTCCAGCAACGTGATCCAACATATCCATAAAATATTGACCACCAATAACTGAAATGTTATTTGCGTCACCGTTACCGTCAACTCCACCTTCCCCTATAAAGATTCTATCTCCTAGGTTTGCTTGAGCACCTGTTCCGTAAGTATAAGCTAATTCACCTAATTTTAATGTTGCTGGTGCTGATGTTGCTGAACTTCTTTTTATCTGTATTACTGTTGCCATTTATTAGAAACTCCCACAATTAAATAATAGTGTACCTGTTGTGGTCACTATTTCTGTTCTAGTTACAAATTTGCCATCACTTGCTCTATATTGTATCATAGAACCATCATCTAAATTGGTAGTATCAACATCACCAAGAAGAGCTAATTTAAGGGCAGAATTTTGAAGTGCCTTACTAGACGGCAAGGTCACAGAAACTTTTTGTGGACCAGATTGTGTATTTACATTTATTTTTGCTGTTATATCAGGCATTCTCTCTCCCTTTTATCTTATATTTATAACTGAAAGTAGTTTGATTAAGTAGTAACTTGAGGTCGGACTGTAATTAATCCTTCAATAACTCTAGTTACAGCACCAACATCCGAAGTTATTTCAAGGTCATATACATATCTCTCAGCATCCAAAGCACTTGATTCGGTTGCTGTTAATGAGAGAGTAACTACACCAGTAGCGGCGTCTGTCGCTATTGAAGTAGTCATATTAATTCGTGTTCTTGTGGAAGCAAATCCTTTGGCCATCTTCGCCGCCGCTGTATAACCAGTTAGGTTAAACGGTTGTCCATTGGCATCCTTTACAGTTACGTCTGAATTAAAGGTTGTTCCTTGGTCTATGGTTAAGTTAGCTATTGCTGCCATTTATTTTTTCTCGGATTCTGGTACTTCTTTTTTAATCAATTTGACTATTTTATCGTTATAATGCTTAGTTAAAACATCTATCTTTTCAATTTCAATCAAATGTCTAGTCTTGCTTACTTGAATTTCTTGTCTTACTGCTATGTAATTTTGTAATTCAGGACTAAACTTCTGTTCATCATATTCTTTTCCGTCAATTGTTATCATACAACATCTCCATTTAATTTATTCATAATACTATTTATATAAGTTGTAAGCAGGCAACATTGACAAAACCACTAAATAATGATATATTTAGAATACTAAATTAATTAAAGGATTGAATAATTTATGAAAAAACTATTAATAGCGGTGATGTTGTTATTATTGCCAATCTCAGCATTCGCTGGATCAACAACAACTATCGTAAATGCAGGATCAAATGATGGTGCATTTAGAACCGTACTCACAATGATTGGCGACAAAATTAATCACACTTTTGTACAAGCAAATAATCCAGTAATAGCGGAGAAACATTTTAACAAGAAAAATGTTCTTACTATGTGGAGTACAGAATGGCCAGGAGATGAAACATTACCAACAGTTGAAATAAACAAAGATACAATCGTTGCTGTTACAGCATACGAAACTATACTTTGTAGTAGAACTTACTCGTCTGTTAGTGAAATGTCTGGTCAAACAATTAAGATAGCAACGTGGGGTGATTCTCCAGTTGTTAAAAAATTTCTTGATAACTATGGTACAGCAAATAATATAACTTTTGAAATTGTTCCATATGACGGTAGTGGTGCTACTACTAGAGGTTATCTAGGTAAAGACGCTGATACAATTTTTACAATTCAAACTAAACAAGCTAAAGTAGAGGCAGATGGTAAATGTATTGCCTTTAGTGCTAATGGTGATTTAGACTTTGCGTTTGTTGATGTAATATTATCAGTTAATGCTTCAAATGGTGCTCTTGAAGAATATAGAAATATAGTAAAAGAATTATCAATAACAGAAGCGTGGTTATCAGCAGTACCTACTACGTATGTTTTAGATAATGAAAATGCGGAATCTTTAGTTTATAAAGTTAACGCTGCTATTGAGTTGAATAAGTAATACAATCCTGTAGTTTAGAATTAACAGTCTGGTATGTTTTTAGCATATCAGACTCGTTAGTACCTGTTATTAAGAAAGCTATTCTAGGAACTTTTTCGGAAGTAAGATGTAAAGACTTTGGTATTGTTTCTCCAGGTCTTAATTTATCATTATTAGTCTGACACCAATATTCTTTTAAGTGAGATACATCTTTTACAGATTCTATTTTACCTGGTTTTAAATTAGACAGAACCCAATAAATTTGTTTATCATAAGAGAACGTTTTATTTTGTAAAATTTTTGGTACTATTGTATTGTTATGTACATCATCCATTTGTTGTAAACCTTGACCAATTCTTGAATTGCAATCTATCATCTTAATATTATCTTTCCATTTATAAAAATCAGGTCCAGAAAAGAACATATTTTTTAAACGTAAAGTAGCTACTAATCTTTCAAAAAAATTATTAGATTGATATACTATATCTTTAGGTACATCTTTCTTATCAAAACTCATAAATTCAACATTTCTACCTTCTCTACATTTTCCTCTTACCCATAATAGATTTTTTAAAACTCCACTTTCATTAACATAATAATAAGAACCCCACAATTCTGCTTCATCTGGAAGTTTATCTTGTACCATATAATGATTAAGACGATTATTAAATGCTGGGTCTTCCCAACTTTTATATAACGAACTATCATTTAAATCTAAAAACTCTTTCTTATTTTTAAAATAAGTATAATTTAATCCTCCAGGTTTAGCACCTGAACCAATAATAGGTTTTATTATAAAAGGTTTATCTTCCCAATAATTTAAATCTTTTGGACTTGTAGGTATGACACTATATGGTATTAAACTTTGAAGACCAATAGTAATACAAAAATCATCCATCTTTTTCTTATCAGATAAAATATCTGCCGCTTTTTCTGACACATTGTTTAGTCCCCACTCTTTCTCTAATTTTGCTTGTATAGGTAATAGACTTTCTGCAACCGTATAAATTCTATCATAAGGTCCTTTAATCTTATCAAAGTCTTCAGTAACTACATCACAATTTTCCAATGCTTTTTGAAGGCATTCCCATTTATTCCAACCTCTCTTATATCCTAGTATTAAATTTTTCATCCGTATATTACCATTACTCTCATTAAGTTATCCCAAAACAAATCTGTTAAGAAAAATCCATATAGTATTGGAAAAGTATCTACTCTCTTTAAATAATAACCTATTATACTTAATACAATTAATGTTATTAATAACCACTCTCTTACTGGATATATGTAAATACTCATTAAAGAAATAAAAAGTAAAATAAAATAAGTCAATACATTTTTATGTTTCTTCAAGTGATATGCTAACATACCTAATAAATTAAAACACTTCCAAGATAAGAATAAACATATAGCTAATATGATTGGTATGTAATAGAATATATTAGTAAAGATAGATAGATTATCTACGTTAAAAACAAATCCTTGTGCTAGTATTAAATAGTAAATTAATACTTCACTACCAACAATAGGTATACCAAGTACTATTAAAGGTATCAAAGAACTTAACGCACCACTATTGTTCGCTGATTCGGCAGCCGCTATTTTCTTTATATCTGTTTTAACTAAATTAGCACTTAAATAACTTCCTAAAATATTAGTTACTCCTGGAACAAGACCACACCAAAATCCAACAAAACTTCCTACTCCTGTTGAAGGTAATGTACTCTTTGCTATACCAAATTTTCTAATTGGTTTTTGTTTAGATATCTTTAAATCTCTAAACTTTAATATTTCAGGTACAATATACAACCCTATCATTACAGCACTAAAAGGAATACCTAACGTTAGATAATCAATACCAAATGTTCCCCAAGTTTCATATGTCGTATTATCAAATCCTATCTTTGCTAATATGCCACCAAATACAAATAGAAGTATAGTCTTCCACATCTTTTGTTTTGATAATAGAGTTAATAATAAAACTGCTAAACAAACAATAGATAATTGTATAGTACTATTATAAAATTGAAATATACTATAGATACTAGGTAGAAATATTAAGAATAAACCTATTGCAAATATAGAACCTAATGTACTTGAAATAGCATTGGTACTTACTGCAAGATGTCCTTCTCCCTTTAAGAATAGATTATGTCCGTGTCTAGCAGTAGTTACAGCGGCAGCGTCACCTGGTATTCCATAAAGAATACTTGTAACTGAATTTGTATAATTCGTTGTAAGAAGAAGTGAAATATAAAATAGTAATATATTAAAAGGGTCTAAAAGAAATAGTAAAGGATAGATTGTTGCAACTGCTAAAAAAGGTCCTGCACCAGGTATAATTCCGAAGACAACACCTGTTAATATTCCAATCAAACACCATAATAAAGAAAGCATTATTTTACCTTACCATAATCCAACATAAACTGAAACAACTCTTTATCAAATTTTAAACACATAACTAATAAAATTATTCCATCTTTAAAAGAAAAAACACTATGTCTTTTATTGCCATTAAAATACCAAAGAGAACCACTATTGCCTTTAATAACTTTATCATCATATATCCATTTAAAATCATATTCATTGCATTTAACAAAACCAACTAATCTAATTTCATCATAACTATAATCTTCTTTATTAATATCAAAATGTTCTGGAAAGAAACTGCCTCTATCCATTCTTAAAAAATGACAACGACCTAACCATTTTGCCCAAGGTTCTAAAATTGTTTGTAATGTGGGACATTGTTTCCAAACATCTGTTGGAACAACTATATCGTGGTTATGTATATCTTGTCCAGTTTGAATTTTGTAATCTCTTAAACTTGTTAAATCAGGTATGCCGTGAAGACCACCGTCAATACTAGTTACACTTAATCCCCAGCGATTGTTTGGTTTTTTTGGATTATATTTTTTCCAATCTTTATCAAAAGGTTTTAATTCTTCTAATAATTTGTCTTTTTTAAAACCTGGAAACTCTATCCAATCAGACATTGTATTTAAGCGTAATAACGCTTTGTCATCATCATTCATAACTATTAACTACTCCTCATATTATGTAATACTAAATCTACAGATTCTTTCGTTAATATAAGATTTGCTACTATAAACATTGATTGTTGATTCCCACCACGACCACTTGTAAATACTATATGTTCTTTACAAGTATTTAAAAAATATAATCTTCCGTGGTCAAAACGCAAAAGGTTATCATCTAAAATAAAATAATTAAATGGTGGATTGCAATTATAGATTGGTATAAACAACCTACACGTTGGTAATTCTCTATCATAATGGTCTCTATGAGATGGAAATTGTCCACCCGCCGACATCTTAATAATATGAGTTCTTCCTAAATGATTTTTAAATTTTGATAATACTGATTCAACATAAGGCCAAATGGGTGTTAGAGTTTTAAAATCTGGTTCATCAAGATTTAAATTATGTTCTATATTATATTCCTTTAATGAATCCAAATCTGGTCTGCCAGAAAACCCACCATCCAAACTAGTAATACTTAAACCATACCTAGGAATCTTTTTTCTAGGATTATATTGAACCCATTTATCACCAAATAATTCTAAACCTTCTTCAAATTTTTTATAATCTAATTTATATTTTAAAGGAATAATGTCGCCATATCTAGCTATTGTGTCAAATAAGTAACTCATTTTGTATTAAATACCTTTATTTTTTTTGAAAATGGAATAGTTGTTCCTTTCATTCCATCTGGTCCTCCCCAACCAAATAGTGAATTATTGTTAATACTTTCTAAATATATTTCTACAGTTTGTTGATAGTATTCTATTTCTTCTTGTACGTTATTTGTAAAGTAATCTACTAGTGTATTAAATTTACCTATATTCCAATCAAACGTTCCTATTTCAAATTCACCAGAAGGTCTACTATTAAGTTCTTGAAAATATAGTTTACCATTTTTTTCTTTACAAAATTCTGAATAGAAAATCCTATTTTTTACTGTTATATGTTCTTTTAATCCTTTATAAAATTCTTCTACTATAGCTATCTCTTCTTTTGGAAATTCTGTAAATGGATATAGATATAGATATGCAATATTATTACCTACAATATGACCATCTCCAAATTTACCTATATCGTGATGATATATATGATACTCGCCATCATTATCAACTATTGCGTGTGAGTTGAGTGTATAATCATAATTAATATATCTTTGTATAAAATCATTTTTCTTTGGTATATAATTTCTTTTATCAGCAACTTTATAACCAGTACCACCACCTGACTGTCCTGAATCTAATTTTATTATAATTTTATCATTCCTTGTAATACTTCCTTCATCTAAAGTAGGTGTACCTATTAATTTACATACTCGGTCTTGTTCTTTTTTAGATGTAAAAAGCTTTAAAGCTCTTTTATCAAATTGTGTTTTAGTATTATAGTAAAGAGAAAGTTTATATTCTACAGTAGTAATTGGTTCTTCATCTCTACAATTCATAATATATTCAGGTTCAAAATCTAAAGTGTTTATATAATATTGCGGATCATATAATTTTTCTTTTGGAAGAAATGTAGTATATGGTTTTAATTTTTGACTTATATTAAAATGATTATTATTAGCTAGTTCAAACATCTTAAAATTAATGTCATACTTTAAACAAAATTCTACTAGAGTTTCCCATTTTATACGAGCATTTAATATAAGTATATTTTTAGGTAAAAGTTTTCTATCTATATTGTCTGCAAATAACATATTATTCTCACGATATAAAATAAGGCGACCACCAACCAGTCCAACCTTTCTCCATTATATGATGTAATTGACCAAGTGTACACATACTATAATTTTCATCTTTAGTTTCTTTAAATTTTGGACAAACTTTATCATATGTTTTATAATCTATTTGTTTATAATAAAACTCATCACTACCTTTATTATATTTGTTTAGATAATACTTATCATTTTCTTTAAACTTTTTCCATATATGTGATATATCACCAGTCCAAGATACAACAGAAGAGTTTAATGGTGTATGAGCAGGTTCTCTCCACCAAGTATCATCTAACAATGTAAAATCTTTTCTAATTAAGTTTGGTAGTTTATCATAGATAATCACATCTAAATCAAAGTATAAGTTTTCTCCATCTCTATAGATATCATACATTTGAAGTTTGTTATACCAGTTGCCATATAAATCGGATGATACAACAACAAACTCATCATACTTTAGACCTGAATAAGTGTCTATCATATGTTTCAAATTTCTAACGTGCCAATTAGTAAACTTATCACCAAACTTACAACATATTATTCTCATTTAATTTCTATAGTTTTAATATCCTTTTTTCTCATAGTATTAATTTTAATATCTGCTCTGTCTGGTATTTCGTGCCAAACTCCATATGGGTCTTGCGCTCTATTAGTTGTTTTAATATCTACGATTTTAATTTTTCTAAACTTTTTTCCTGTTCTAGGATGATAGTCCAAATTAAATTTATCTGTACTCAAATTACTACCATTAGCAGCACCGATAGCCAATTCTGTTTGGTCTGATTCCCACCGTTCAACTCCTTTTTTAGGAAACCCAATACCAATACCATATGCTATTTGTTTTTCACCTCTATTAACTTCATCTAATATGCCTAATTTCTTTTCCCAAAAATCATCACCATTTATATCATTATGACTTTTATTGCCACCAGTAGCAAACCCTAATTTAGACGCCGCTCTCATAACTAAACCAATTGCTATACCTATACTTACATAAGCATTTTCCCAACGAGCAGCAGTTTTATTACCTTTTAAAGTTCCATCAGCATTACAATTTAATTGTGTATCTGGTTCTTTTGCCACGAATAACATATACAAATTAGCATTTTGTTGTTAATGTATTGTTTTTGAGTGGTCCCAAACTCTCTGGCATTTTTGAATTTTACGAATGGTATCCATTTCTTCATTCCAATCATAAAACATATGTTTAATTTTTGTTTGCTGGTCAACTTCCTTAAAACCAAATTTAACAATTTCATTCATAACTTTAATAAGAAGAGTTACTTTATCTGCTTGGTCTCTATCTTCTTTAAGCATTCTTTTCTCTAATAAATTATTAACTTCTATAGCATAATTTTGTTCACCTTCACCTAAATTAGATTTTGTACCTTGCCAATATCTTTTAGCAACCTCTAGTACATTTTTTATTCCACCTGATTTTAAATCAGCTACAATAGCGTCAAAATTATAACCTGTATCTCTAACACATTTAAAATGCTGAGTTTCAGTATGTACACCTTTATGTTTTACCTCAAACTCATTCATAACATCTTCTATTATTTTATCTTTAATCATTTCCAATTTACCTTTATAAAGGATTCATTATGTTCGTGTATGGTCTTGCCTGGACCTGTGAAATGAACCACTTTTATATATTTATGCACGTCACCAAGTATCATATATTCAGTCTTAAATTTGTCACGATATATTTTGCTTAGTGTGACATTTTCTTTAAAAGATTTTGTATATTTACATATCCATTGTTCAGGTGTTTTAATTACTTTTGTTTTATATTCTTGTAGTTTCCAACTAACATAATTTTGTTCTCCATAGTATTTGAAATTTACATCACCATTATTATAATAGTATAATTGCCAATAGTCAGGATTTTCAGCAAAATCGTCCCATATATGCTTTAAACTACCAGACTTAAACTTATAAAACCCACCATTTGTTTTTAATTTTGAAGTCCACCATACACCATAGGTAACCAATTCATTATCTTGTACAGGATATCCTATTAATTCATCTACATTGCCTGTAATAACTTGGTCTATATCCATAACTATAATATCATCACCAGGGTTTTGATATGCAAAATGCGGACTAAAGAATTTTAATTTGTGCCAATGTTTCTTAATCTTATCGTGATGATTATATGGTAGTACAACATCTGCCTCAATATCTTTAGTATCACTTAAACAAACAAACTCAAAAGGTATAGATGAATTTCTTTTTAAACTTCTATATAACTTTGATACATAATCTGGTGTGTAATAACCATCAAAATATACGCAACAAATTTTAAGCATACTTTCTCCATACAGTATCAAAGTCTTTACAAACAGCGTGTACTATCTTTGCTTCATCTGGTATAAAATGTTGAGTATCAAAGAAGTAATGCCATCTTCTATCTAACCATTGTATACCAATTTTATTTACATTTACTTTATATGAAAAGATTGTTTCATTATCATACCTAAACATATCAAGAATATTTTGTGGATACAAACCACTCTTATCAGTTTTTAATTTTGTCATTAAATCTATTGTATCTCTAAACCCACCAAAAAAATCTAGTTTTAAAATTTGTTTTTTTGAAGCACCGATAATAGCAGTATTGATAACATCATTTTTAGGATCAAGACCTTTATCTATAAGCATTGCCTGACAATTAAAATACTTTGCTGATGGACTTCTAATACTATGTCTAACATCTCTATCTTTATTAATCATATGGTTTTGATTATAAACAACAATATGATTTTGTACATCCCATACATCAAAAAAGGAATCAGTAGTTAATGGCACAGCGTCAAAATCTAAATACAAAATCTCATCATACTTTTTTGCTAATTCATATAGTAAATGTATCTTGTAGAAATTAACTATTTCATAACCTGTTAATTGAGGAAAGTCTTTGCGTAAATTTCTTTCATATGTTTCATAACGTTTATCATTTTCAAACATAACAAAACTTGCACCGATAGCTTTAGCATACTTACGTTTAGATTCAACTAATTTTTTATAATGTTTTTTAAATGCATTAACAGTTATTTTTGCTTTGGCTACTGTATCATTTCTTTGTTTAGATTGACCATAATGTTCTTTTGCTGGCACATCAACATAAACACTATATATTACTCGTTGCATATTTTTCCTATTAATGTAAATCTAGTACCTCTATAATCTTCTATCTCATCTTCAATTAATACTTTTGCATTATCAGGCAATTGTTTTTTAAATTCTTCAATATTTTTAACACAATTAATATGTGTTGGTATATCAAACATTGCATTTGATTGAAAAGCAAAGTGTGTATTCTTAAATCTTTTCCACCAAGGATTTTTATAAGTTGGTGCTGGACCCCACTCTTTCATTGGACGCATATGTTCGCAACTCGTATTAATAACTAAATTACATCTTTTAAATAAATCCCAATCTTTATCATCTTTAAATCTATGCCAAATTCTTTTATCAAAAACATCACCTTCAATAAAATCAACTTTCTTATAGTCTTTAAACAAATCATTTTTTGCTCTTAAAATAACTTTTCTATCACTATCAATAGCAGTAATCAATTTAACATCATTATAAAATGCTGGTACCAAAATACTACCATACCAACAACCAAATATTACTATTTCAGAATCTTTATTTAATATATTTAAACTTTTAATATGATTAATTAAATTAAGTTTAGATTTAAACTGATTAGGACTATATGAATCTAATAGGTCTTTATTATCTCCGACCTCTTTCATTGAAGAAGCTATCAAATTTTCTATTATTCTTTGTATTAATTTTATATCCATTCTATCATTTCACTCATTGCAGGTTTTATATCTTCGTGTGTACGTCTAGCCTTTTCTATTACATCTTTTCTAAACACTTCACTATAACCCATTGACATTAATACTATTGGTCTATATTCAACGTGTTTTAATCCATTTGCTCTCCATTGTTTAGCATCCCTTACAAAACAAGAAGTGTAAGAAAGGTCAATTTTATATTCTAGTAAATACAATGTTAATATTTGAATAAACAATCCAACCTCAACAGCAGACGTATCAATAAAGTTATCAACTCTTTCTGGCCACGCTTGGTCAAAAAACATACCTCTCTCAACTTGTTTTCTATAAAACTCATTAGGTTCTCTTGGTTGGGCGTGAATAGTAAGTAAATAAGGATTATATTTTATATGTTCATAATAAGGATTAGCAAAACCTCCTTCAGTTGTTTTTCCTTGTCCTCTTGCTACTGCTCTTCTTTCAGCAACTTTATGATTTTTATATACCATCTTCCAAACTTTTTCTTTTTCTTCTTTTTTATCGGGACCATATACAAATATTTTATACGGCATAGCATTATTTTTAGTTGGTGTTGTCTTCCACGCTTTCCATAAGGCCGATTCTATTTGTTCTTTTGGTGGAACTTTATCACTATATTTTCTTACGTGATGTCTTCCTTCTAATAATTCAAATGTATTCATTTTCTTACTATATAGTCGTTTATCACTAACAAGTCTAGTGCTGTTCTTTTAAAAGTTTTAATTGCGTCTTCTGGTGATTCAACAATAGGTTCGTGGCGATTAAAACTAGTATTCAACAACATTGGTATACCTGTTATCTTATAAAACTGATGGATTAAATTATAAAATTTACCATTATCTTTTCTATTAACTGTTTGTATTCTTGCTGTATTATCAACGTGAGTTATACCAGGTACTATTGATTTTTTATCTTTCTTTACTTTAACTATTCTTGACATATGAGGACTAGGTCCACCAATAGTATCAAAATAATCTTCATAATGATCCTCTAATACTGCTGGCGCAAATGGTCTAAAATCTTCTCTATCTTTAATTGTACTATTAATAATATATTTTATATTAGGATTTCTAGGGTCTGCTAATATACTTCTATTACCCAATGCACGGTTACCACTTTCTGATTTACCTTGAAACCAACCTACTATCTTTCCATCAGCAATTGCCTGTGCTACTTCTTTATTAATCATATCTAAAGTTAACTCTTCATACTCATAGTTAACTCCTTTGCCATAAAAATCAATTGCCAACTGTAAATTTAATCCACTTATACCATACATATATTTTCTACCAGCAAAAGTTTTTGTCTTATGTTTATTATTATTCAATACATAATCAGCGTGTTGATAATTACCTAATGCCTGTCCTTCATCTCCCACAGCAGGTGGTATATAAACATTTTTATAATGCTTTGTAAATTCTTCATTTAAATATCCGTTATATATAACTCCTCCTGCTAAACAAAGATTGTCGCAAGATTTAAGTGGATAGATATGTTCTTTAATTTTATCATTTGTAAATTTTTGTAATGTAAATGCCAAATCTGGTACACCATATTCTTCTACATTAATTAATTCGTGAGTTTTATAATTTTTTTCTTTTATAACATCATCAAGTATTGTTTCAAATACATTATAATAATATGAACTAAATCTTCCATAACCAACTAACCCCATTAATTTACTTGCACCTAACGAACCAAATCCAGTTCGTTTTGACATTTGATTCCACAACCAACCTATAGGTAATTCTTTTGACAAGTCTTTAATATTATAATCTTTATCAACAAATATACATCTATGTTTATAACCTATACCATCAATAGCAACTATATCTGATTGTTCATAACCAGAATTGATAAACGCATAAGTAGCGTGAGATTGATGATGGTCTATAAAGTAAATATCATCTTTGTAATAATGATCCCATAACTTTTTAGGTTTAAAATCTAATACTTCTTTAGGTAATATATCTTTACACATTCTAATACCACCAACTGTCATTGAAAAACTTAATATACCATCTTTTGGTTTTTTAAAATACTCTTTAACAAATTCATTATTTAATTTATAGTCACCTGTTTCTAATTGTTCTTGATGAGCATAAGAGTCTACCTTTAATGGTAGATTATGTTTAAATCTAGTATATCTTTCTCTTTGATTATGAAAGACACCATCATAAGTATTATGGTCGTGTAGATTTAATGCAACTGCAAATATTTTAGTCATTTAATACCTTCGCATATTTTCTCATAGGAAAATGTCCTTTTGGTGGAACAAATTCAGTACAAGTCTTACAATAGTTTTCATATTTAAATAATCTAAAGTTCATCATCTTATCAACGTTCTCCTGTGTAATGTCCCACTCTTTTGATAACTCTTTATTATTAGCAAAC